AAGACACCAGCATGGACAAGGAAAGCAGGCAAGAACCCCAAAGGTGGTCTCAACGCTGCCGGTCGCGCCTCTTACAAAGGCGGCAAACTCAAAGCCCCCGTAAAGTCCGGTGACAATCCAAGACGTGCTTCTTTTCTGCAGCGCATGGGCAATATGAAAGGCCCAGAGCGTGACAGCAAAGGGCGTCCCACACGCCTGCTTCTCTCCCTTCGGGCGTGGGGGGCATCCTCAAAAACGGATGCAGTAAGAAAGGGAAAAGCAATTAGCAAGAGGAACAAAGCCAATGCCTAACGTAGCCGGAAAGAAATACCCTTACACAGCTAAAGGTAAAGCAGCAGCAAAGAAAGCCGCAGCTAAAAAGCCGCAGATGTCTAACCCCAAGCTGCGTAGGAAGAAGTAATGCCTGATAATTGGGGTGGTGGATATAGCAGCACTGGCAGCACCAGAGGTGGTGGAAGAGCGAGAGATTTCTCTCGTCCTCAGCGCACCAGCCGTCCACGAAATCAACCTTCATCAGCTACCAGAGGTGGGCCAACCAATCGCACGCCGATAGGAAAGTCAGCACAGCAGGCTGTTGTTATGAACAATGCAGTCAAGAATGTTCAAGACCGCATTGATAATCGCAACAATCCAAAGACACTGATGGAAGTCATCGCGCGTCCAATGGCATTTAATGTTTTGGACACGATGAGTGATTTCTTTGCTGAAAGAATTATTCGTGATCTGAGGGCTGGCGGTACACCTGTCTATGACAGAGATGGCAATGTAACTGGATCACGTGGTGATAGTGGATCGTTGACGGGGCGTGACCCTGTTGCAGAAGCAGCAGCAGCTAGGCAGCGTCAGGGGTCTGGTGAGAGTGATAAACCAAAGAGTGATCAACCTCCTTCGGCTACTGCTCCTGATGTAGAGCTTGCTACTGCTGATGGAACGCGGCGATCACTGATACCCTTGAGCAGACGCAGGAGTGGGTCTGCTTCTAGTGGCTCAGGTCGCAGGTCATTCTTAACATAGGAGATTGTCATGGCAGTAAATGCAGCAGGCAATTACACCAAGCCAACAATGCGCAAAAGTCTATTTAACAAGATCAAGGCTAGTAACAAAGGCGGCAGATCGGGTCAATGGTCGGCGCGTAAAGCCCAGATGCTTGCCAAGCAATACAAAGCCAAGGGTGGTGGATACCGTGGCTAGGGCAAAGTCACAGCGCAGTCTGATGAATTGGACAAACCAAAAGTGGCGCACCAAGTCTGGCAAGCCATCAACGCAAGGCTCGAAAGCAACTGGTGAGCGTTACCTGCCATCAGCAGCTATCAAGAATATGTCCTCGTCACAATATGCAGCATCTACAGCTAAGAAGCGCAAGGATACAAAAGCTGGCAAACAGTTTTCCAAGCAGCCAAAAGGCGCAGCTAAAACAGCAAAGCGATACAGATGAGTTTTCTACACACCTTAAAGATTGAAGAGAGGCAGGCTTTGCGCACGATTGTAAAGCAGGTTCACTTTAAGCATTACCCAAAAGAGTTCTGCACCGATTATGAAGCAGACAAGATGATTGCTGTTATTGGCCCTGAGACCGTTGAGCGTCTAATCAAAGTCGGTAAGGACATGAAGGTTAATGAAGTTTAAGTACAAGCCGGATGGGGAAATACTTAAATCCTTTATGAAGGACGATACATTTTTTCGTGGCATCCGTGGGCCTGTTGGCTCTGGCAAGTCAGTGGGTTGTTGCGTTGAAGTCTTTCGGCGTGCCTTGGCTCAAAAGCCTAATGAGGAAGGTAAGCGTAGAAGCAGATGGGCAATCATTCGCAACACCAACCCTCAGCTTAGAACAACTACAATCAAGACTTGGCTCGACTGGTTTCCAGAGAATGACTGGGGCAAGTTCCTGTGGTCGGTGCCTTACACGCATCACATTAAGAAAGGCGATCTAGACCTTGAGGTTATCTTCCTAGCCCTTGATCGCCCCGAAGATGTGAAGAAACTCTTGTCGCTTGAACTTACTGGCATCTGGATCAATGAGGCCAGAGAAATACCCAAGTCAATCATTGATGCATGTACTATGCGTGTTGGGCGTTTCCCTTCTATGCGTGAAGGTGGGCCAAGCTGGACAGGTGTTATTGCAGACACCAACGCACCAGAAGAAGATCACTGGTGGCCTATCATGTCTGGTGAGGTTCCAATCCCAGATCATATAAATAAAGATGAAGCCAAGATGTTGGTAAAGCCAAATAACTGGTCGTTCTTTACGCAGCCAGCAGGCATGAAAGAAATCAAAGAAGAAGATGGCGGCATCAAGGAATACAGAGCAAACAAAGAAGCTGAAAACCAGAAGCACATGCTTGCCAGCTATTACACAAACCTAATCCAAGGAAAGGGCAAAAGCTGGATTGATGTGTATGTAATGAACCGTCTTGGCTCTATCCAAGATGGCAAGCCAGTCTACAATATGTTTGCGTTTGATCAGCACGTTGCTGATGAGGAAATACCAGTAGCAGCAGGCATGCCTGTTTTTGTAGGCATAGACTTTGGCCTGACCCCTGCTGCTGTATTCGGGCAGAAGGTGCGTGGCAGGTGGCTTATCCTGCAAGAGATCGTTGCGTTTGATATGGGCATTGTTCGCTTTGCCGAACTGTTGCGACAAGAGATTGCAGTGAGATATGATAGCTGTGAGATTAATATCTTTGGTGATCCTTCTGGTGATTTCCGCGCACAGACTGATGAGTCAACGCCGTTTCAAGTGTTGCGTGGTGCCGGTCTTATGGCACGCCCTGCCCCAAGCAATGATGTCGCTTTACGCCTTGAGTCTGTCGGCAGCACCTTAACGCGAATGACCGAAGGTCTATCTGGGTTTCTGGTTGACCGCCGATGCAAGGAGTTAATCAAAGGCTTTGAAGGCGGGTATCAGTATAAACGCATACAGGTATCAGGTGAGCGTTATGATGATCGCCCTGATAAGAACCGCTTCTCTCATATCCATGATGCGCTGCAATATCTTATGCTTGGCGCAGGCGAAGGCAGGCAAGTCTTAGGGCATTCGTCTCAGTCACAGGCTTTCCAAGCCAAGCGCAGCTATGATGTATTCACCAGACAACCAAAGCAACGCAGACAGGGATTGTGGGCTCGTATGTAATTTGTGCGTTGTCTTGCATTAATGCATTACAGTAAGAGGGAATTATGTGTGTATTTCAACGACCAAAGATGCCTGCTCCTGATCCGTCTATCGAACAGGATCGCAAAGACCGCATGGCTCAGGAAACTGCCGAGGCACGCCGCAACCGTGACATGGCATTGGAAGAGACAGTTCAGCGCAAAAAGAAAGGTGTAGGCAAACGATCACTGCTAACAAGTTCTAGTGGTGGCATCGGATACTACAATCAGTATAAATAATGCATAACGGCATAGCCAAAACCTATCTACAGCGATACGAGAAAGCACGCTCTCACAGGCTTTTGTTTGAGGGCTTGTTCGATGAATGCTACGAGTATGCACTCCCGCAGCGTGAAGGCTTTACCAAGACATCCGCAGGACAGCGCAGAGATGATCGTATCTTTGATGAGACTGCTGTTGTTGGTGTGCAGGAATTTGCATCCCGCCTTCAGAATGGCATCTGTCCAAACTTTGCAAGATGGGCTGACTTTATTGCTGGCTCCGAGGTAGATAAATCACAAGCTGAATCTATTGATAATGAGCTTGATGAAGTCACTGAATATGTATTTGAGATAATACAAAACTCAAACTTTGGTCAGGAAGCGCATGAGAGTTTCCTTGATTTAGCTGTGGGTACTGGCTGTCTGCTTGTTGATGAAGGTGATGCAGTTAATCCTGTACGCTTTAACGCTGTGCCACTGCCTCAGATTGTATTAGAGAATGGGCCAGATGATCGCATTGATCACGTTTATCGTGAGCGTGAATTACGTTGTAAAGACCTGCCTATTGCTTATCCCAAAGCTGTATTGCCTGACATAATCACACAGCGAATGATGAACTCGCCGGATAAAAAAGTGAAGATCATTGAGGTTGTTTGCCGCCTATATGACAAGCCTAATGTCGAGCGCAATGCATTTTACGTCATTGAAAAAGAAACCAAAGAACTATTATATCAGGAGATATTGGAAGGTGCTGGCTCAAATCCTTTTGTTTGCTTCCGTTGGTCGAAAGCAGCAGGCGAAGTGTATGGCAGGGGGCCACTTGTTAATAGTTTGTCGGCTATCAAGACTACTAACCTCACAATCGAATTGGTGCTTGAAAACGCACAGATGGCTATAAGCGGCATATACCAGATGGATGATGATGGTGTGATTAACACTGATAGCATCAATCTCGTTCCAGGCACCATCATTCCAAAGTCACCAACATCTAATGGTTTGCAGCCTATTCGTGCTGCTGGTTCTTTTGATGTGGCAAATCTTATTCTCTCTGATATGCGCAACAATATTAAGCGTGCGTTGTATAATGATATGCTTGGCGATCCTAATAGAACACCAGCTACAGCTACAGAAGTTGCAGAACGTATGGCTGATTTATCTCGGCGTATTGGATCAGCTTTTGGCAGATTGCAAGCAGAGTTTATTCAGCCGGTTCTCCAACGAGTTGTTTACATTCTAAAGAAGCAGGGACGCATTGACATCCCCACGTTGAATGGGCGTGAGGTTAAAGTTCGTTCTGTTTCTCCTCTTGCTCAAGCGCAAGCTAATCAGGACATTACATCTGTTGATCGTTTTCTTGAGATGGTTGGCATGCGCTTTGGCCCAGAAATGGTAAACCTTCTTGTTTCGTCAGAAGAAGCAGCAGCGTTCTTAGCCAAGAAATTTGGGGTGCCTGATAAACTGATTAGAGATTCAGCAGAGCGTGAAGAGATAGTTCAAGCAATGCAGCAGATGCAACAGATGCAGCAGCAGGCAGCACCCCCACCAGAAGGTATATAATGCCAAAGGTAAGTCTTGATGGGTTCATTCGCCCAACAAAAGAAGATGAACGTATTTCTTTAGAGATTGCATCTTTGTTTTCTACCCCAACAGGTCAATCCGTTTTAAAGCATTTGCGCTCTATCACGATAGAAACCGTGACAGGTGCGAATGCTTCTGATGCTGAACTTCGTCATTTAGAAGGTCAGCGATTCCTAGTCGGTCTGATTGAACGGCGCATCAAACATGCAGAAAAGGTAAAGACAGATGAATGAAACAGATAATGTGGAAGTAGCAGAAACTACAGAAGCACCTGTAGACGCACGCCCTGAGTGGCTACCCGAAAAGTTCAATACACCAGAAGATTTGGTTACTTCTTATTCCAGTCTGGAAAGCAAGCTGGGCAAAGGTGAAGAAGAGTTACGCAAAACAATTACTGAAGAGTTGCATCAGGAGAAATGGGCTGATCGTCCTGAGACTGCTGGTGCTTATCAATTACCAGACTCAATCGATGAGCAAGAAGCAGTTGGCAATGACTTGCTTGATTGGTGGTCTAACTTTGCTTTTGAAAATGGCTATGGGCAGGACAAGTTTGCCGAAGGCATTGAGATGTATTCAAACGCAATCAATGCTCACCTGCCTGATCTTGATGCTGAAAAAACAAAGCTGGGTGAGAATGCTGATGCACGCATAGAGGCGGTACAATTATGGGCTGGTAAGTTTTTTCAAGAGGATCAGCTTAACGCTCTTGAGCGTCTTGGAGAAACAGCATCAGGTATTGAGGTTCTTGAAAAGATTATGTCTACAATCAATTCAAACAGTGTGTCTGCAAACATAGAATCTGCTGCACAGATTAATGAAGCAGAGCTTAGATCAATGATGCTTGACCCACGGTATCATAAACAAGGTGAGCGTGACCCCGCGTTTGTAAAGCAGGTGCAAGATGGTTTTGCGCAGCTTTACAGGTGAGGGTTCTTATAACGAGCTAACGATTGTTAAAGCAGACAGCAAGCATGCTGGTGAGTTGCAGCATAGACTGCGTAACAGTGACATTCGTGAATGTTTGATAAATGGTTCTACACCTTGGCGTGCATTGCATCAGCCGCTTGGTATTAAAGATGCTGAAACATACGCTGTAACTACGGGTATAAGAACCATTGCAATGTTTGGTATTGTGCCGATTACTCAGAGCAATGAGAGTGTTGCATCAATATGGATGCTGGGAAGTGAAGAGTTGCACAATCACTTTCGCACTTGGGTGCGCATTACAGGGCCAGTGTTCGATTACTTTCTAACCAAGTATGACATTGTAGAAAACATAGTTCCGATTGAGCATGATGACACAATGAGGCTGTTAACTCTGTGCGGCTGTCTGTTTTCCAAAACACCTACGATTATTAACGGCTACGCATGTCTAAGATTTGTGCGTTGTGCGGATCATATCTCCGTGTCATTTGAGGAAGATGAAAGGCCCGCATCTAACTGATGGCCCGCAAGGATAACCATGTGATGAGCGAAGCGGATAACCCTGATCGTTGTAACTTTTAATCGAGGACTGACAAATGGCGAATAGCATTGATACCGCCTTTATTAAGCAGTTCGAGTCCGAAGTACACATGGCTTATCAGCGTATGGGTTCAAAACTAAAGAACACCATCCGCAATAACAATGTGTCTGGGAACATTGCTCGTTTCCAGAAGATCGGTACTGGTTCCGCTTCTACTAAATCACGCAATGGTTCTGTAACACCTATGGAGCTAGCGCACACAACCGTTGAAGTCACAATGGCTGACTTCTACGCAGCCGAGTACATCGATAAGCTAGATGAACTCAAGACCAACATTGATGAGCGTCAAGCTGTAGCAACATCTGCTGCTGCTGCTCTTGGTCGCAAGACTGACGAAATCATCTATGCTGCTATGGATGCTGGGGCTAACTCATCTGCAATCCATGACACAAGTTCTGCTCTTGCAAAAGCTGATTTGCTTTCATTGTTTGAAACAATGGGAACCAATGATGTGCCTGAGGATGGACAGCGTTACCTTGCCATGCATCCAAAAGGATTTGCTGATCTCTTCCTTATTGAAGAGTTTGCATCTTCTGATTATGTCGGTGAGCAATCACTTCCGTTTGCTGGCGGCATGACAATGAAGAACTTTTTGGGCTTCCAAATCTTCTCAACATCTGCGGTGACAGCAGGTAAGAATATGGCCTACCACAACACTGCTGTTGGCGTAGGTATAAACCAAGATGTCACAACAGAAGTAAACTACATTCCTGAGAAGGTATCTCACTTAACCACATCCATGATGAGCATGGGCGCAGTCGTTATTAACGACAACGGTGTCTATGAAGTCTTGGATAACAACTAGGAGGGCTGAAATATGGCTTATGCAGCTTCAGGACTCCACAGGATCGGTGGAGCAAGTGGGGTAAATCTCTGGATTTACCAAACGACAGACGCGATTGCGGCTGTAAATAGTGCAAACTATTTTAACAGTGCAGCTAATATGCTGAATGTTCGTGATCTGATTATTGTTCAAGACACAAACACACCTACAACAAGTTTTGTAAGTGTGCTGTCGAACAATGGTAGTGCGGTTGACGTTTCTGATGGAACGGCTGTCGCAGAAACAGACTCAGACTAAAGGGATAGGGGAAGGTCAAGGCATCAACTTACCTTCCCCTTACTATACATGGCATCAACAGTAGCAAACTCAGCTATCGATATTGCAGCACGCGCTCTAACGCTTGTTGGCGCAAATCCTATTACATCATTTGATGATGTAAGCACTGAGGCATTGATTGCAAATAACATGTACGAGGATATGGCACGTGCTGCTCTGGTTAATACCAGATGGCGTTTTGCAACCAATCAAGCACAGCTTAACTTGTTAAGTGATGCCCCGACTGGTCGGTATGATCGTGCGTATCAATTACCAAGTGACATGCTCATGCTTCATGCGCTTACAGTTAATGATAACATCATTGAATACGCCATCTACGGTGACAAAGTATTCACTGACACATCTACTTCAGATGCAGTAATTGCTGATTACACTTTCCGCGCTGATGAACTTGGGTGGCCTTCTTACTTTACTCTGGCTGTCGAATATCAGTTAGCCAGTGTGTTTGCTTCTTCGATTGCAAGAGATGATACGCTTACAAAGCTGATGGATCAGAAGGCTGATTTCCTGATGGCTAAAGCGCGTAACCTAGATTCACAACAGCAGACTACAGCACGCCTTGTAGTTAACAGGTTCAAGTATGAAAGGTTAAGCTGATGGCACGCATCAGAGTTCCTTTGACTAGCTTCGATTATGGGGAGGTTAGTCCATCATTGCGTGCAAGAACTGATGCTAATGTTTATGCGCATGCAGCAGAAAAGGTGCGCAACTTCTTTATTAAATCAGAAGGCGGGCTGGTAAGGCGCACTGGTACAAAGGTGTGGCAAACAGTTACACTAACGCCATCTAGCTCTGCGACCAGACCGCAGATTAGATTAGAGCCATTTATATTTTCAGATGATGAAAAGTACATAGTGTCCTTTGAGGCTGGTAAGATTCTTGTCTATCAGCTTGATCCTGACAATAGCTATAACCCTACTTTAGTTCAGACAATAACGCAGACCACAACAAGCGTTAATCTGCCTTGGTCTCAAGCTGAAGTTGAACAGCTTACCTATGCACAGCAGGGCGATGTTATGTTCATTGCCCATACAAAATACCCGATTGTTAAACTTGTGCGCACAGGACTTACCTCATTCCAAGTCGAGTATTTTGCATTTGAAACCTCAACGGATGGCAACGAAACATATCAGCCATATCATTCATTTCAAGCAGCAGGTGTTACCATTGCCTGTAATGGGACGACTGGTTCCGGCAAGACATTAACTACAAGTGCTGCTCATTTTGTTGCTGGTCATGTTGGTACAACTTTTTTAATTGGGGAAACAGATGTTACGATTACAGCCGTTGCAAGTGGTACATCAGCTACTTGCACAATCAAGGGAACGCTTCGACATCAGCTTGCCATTGATGCTCTTGAGACAGTTGAAGGCAGTGACAAGGTTCTTGTTACGCATGCCTTACATGGTCTTGCGCCTAATGGTGCAATTACTATTGACCGTGCTGCTGCCGTTGGAGGCATTTCTGCGTCAAACATCAATGGCTCTAGAACGATATCAGCAGTCCTTGACGAAAATACTTACGAAATAACAGCAGCAGCAAGTGCATCATCTAGTGCTGTAGGTGGTGGGTCTCCGCGCATTGCCACGGGTGCAGCAACAACGGAGTGGGCTGAACAGGCTTACTCTGCGGTTCGTGGCTACCCTGCTGCTGTTACCTTCCATGAAGGTAGACTCTGGTTTGCTGGCTCTCAGGCGCAGCCCTCTCATATCTGGGCATCAAAGAGCAACAGGTTCTTTAACTTTGATGTAGGTGATGGCAATGATGATGATGCAATAGACATCTCGGCAGCAGTCGGGTCGTTCAATCAGATACGTCATCTTGTATCTAATCGTGATCTGCAAGTCTTTACCAGTGACGCTGAGTTCTTTGTCCCAGCTTTTGCAACTACGCCAGTAACACCTGCTACTGCTCAGGTAAAAAAACAGACACCGTTTGGCTCATCCTTTGTTACGCCTCGTCCGTTTGATGGAGCAACGGTTTACATTCAAGCTAGTGGTAACGCAGCCAGAGAATATATCTTTAGTGATTCAGAAGGCGCGTATGTCTCAACAGACATCTCTGTGCTTTCATCTCATCTGATACTGAACCCTTTCCAGCAATGCACTGTAAAAGGTGCATTAGATAAACCAGAGAGTTTTGCTTTTTATGTAAACAATGATGGCACAATCGCATTGTTTTATTCCATGCGGGGTGACAAGAAGGCTGGCTGGTCGTTGTGGGAAACAAGCGGTAAGTTTCATTCTGTCTGCGCAGTAGGTGATAGGTTGTTCTGCATTGCGCAGCGCGACAAGGGGTCAGGCTCACAGGCTTTTTATCTTGAAGAATTCCAGACTACCATGCCGATGGATTACTGTAATCAGTATGCCAACGGCAGTAACGCAACGGGTATCTTTACTGTTAATGCCAACTTTGCAAATGGTGCAGTTGTTAAAGTTGTTAGTGGCTCTGATTATATTGGTGAGTTTACAGTTGCTAATAACAAGGTCGATGTAACTGCGGTGGACTCCTCCCTCACTTCAGTCTACATCGGCTTTGCCTTTACCCCAGAACTAAAAACATTGCCTGTTGACGGACAGATATCCAATGGCCCTCTAAGTGGAAAGCGCAGGCGTGTAACCTCCGTTATTCTGGATTTGCAGGAAACATTATCTGTGTCAGTGGATGGCACAGATTTGATTGTGCGTAATGTAAATGACGATATGTCTACAGCCAGAACAGCTATTAGCGGCAAGCATGAGTTCTTTGTGCTGGGCTTTGATCGTGATCCTTCAATAACCGTATCGCAAAGCGTGCCGCTTGGCTTGCAGATCAACGGTATGATTATGGAGTTGGCTTACTGATGGACCCATTTTTTATTGCACTTACTGCGGTATCAGTTGTTCAAGGGCAGCGTGCAGCTTCTGCTCAGAATCGTCTTACGCAACAGCAGTTAAAGGCTGAGGGGCAGGTAGCTAAACTGCGTGGACAGGAGCAACACAATTCCAGAGTAAGGAATCTTACTACATCCATTTCAGCTAACAATGCATTCGCTGCATTTACTGGCAGGCAAGACAGAAGCCTTAAAGCAATCAATGACAGGCTGGTAAAAGACACAGGCATTGAATTAGGGCGTATTGCTGGCGGCGTGCAAGACGAACTTGGTCAACTTAATCTTGCATCCCAAGCATCTACTTTGCGTATGGAGAACAGAAAGCAAGCTCTGCTGCTTGATGCCTTTAGTAGCGGCTATTCAAATTATTTACGTACTCAGGGTGCAGAAGCAGACTATGACATTACTGAGTCTGCGTATAAATACGCGTTGCAAACACGGACTTCTGCTTACGAATACAACAGGAATAATCTGTTCTCTACAGTGAGGCCGAAATAATGGCAGGTGTAATTAGATCAAAAGGACCACAGGTATTTAGTGCAAATGTCAGACGTGCAAATACAGATAGTGGCTCTGATGAAGTTACGGGTGCATTGCAGCGTGCAGCGCAACGCGTAAATGATGCAAGCTATCAAGCAAGCCAACGCATTCATGCGGCCAATACAAGAGCTAGAAACATCAGAGATGATGCTGACTTTGCTGCTCGTAAAGAAAAGGATGCGGCTGACTTCAATAGGCAAAAGATAGAGCAAGAACAGCTTGGTCGTAATACGGCAATGCACATGCCTATTCGTGATGAGGCAACCAACAAAATTATATATCAGGATGTCACATCAGCTATGAGCTATGTGGCGAGGAATGCGGCTCGTCCTATCATTGAAAAGAAATATGCGATTGCATTTGGCAATGATGCCAATCGTGTTTTAGGTGAAGTGCGTGCCAAATACACAGATGATGTTGAAGGTTTTGATGCGGCTTCTGAGGTTGCGTTGTCGGGTTTGCTTGATGCGGTGCCAGAGGATTTTAGAGAAGTTGCTCTATCTACACTTGAGAGCAATGCTGCTGATGTTGCAATACAACATCGGAATGCAATTCAGATAAAGCAAGCTGCCAAAGAACAGGCAGCAGCAATTGAAGATCTACAAATCCATTATGCAGATCAGAACAATACTGTTGAGGCATTGGTTTTAAGCGGTGACATTGCTGGCGCACAGGCTTTGCATGATGCCACTATTGCGACAATACAAGCTGACGGAGTAGAGCAAGGTCTTACAGATCAGTTTATTAAAGATACAACTGACAGGGCTAACAACGCCTACTACGGCACGATGTTTAGAAACACTGCTGACATTCTGCTTGCCACTGGTGAAGAAAACAAAGTTATGGCAATCGAGCGTGCTTTGATTGCAGGCAGCTTTAATGATCAAGGCAAAGAGATTGTCGCTGATTTGCTTGGCATGAATGACGATGCCATTCAATCGATAGATAACCCTGCACTGCGCAAACAAATTGCCAATGAGTTATCTGCTCTGCGTGGCAGATACGCAGCAGGCATCACTGCAAATGCCAAAGCAGTAGAAATGAAAACCTTTGGTGAAAACCTCGCGGCTGGTTTGAATGTATTAGGTGGAAGCAAACAAGCTGATATGTCTGATGAGTTGTTTGCTAATGTTGGCATTGGCTCAACATCATGGGGCAGCAATCAAGCACGCGGAATATTAGAAAGCAATCCTACCGCTATGCGCTGGTTGACTGCTGGCAACATATTACCTGCATCATTGAAAGCCACATTTGAGGGTGTTGCTGATGGCAGTGCAAGCATTTCAACTGATGAAGAATTACAGAATCTACTGTATCTAGCTAATGTTTCGTTGAGCCGTGTTGGGCCGCGTGGTGAAAAAATATCTACAAAGAACCTGTCTGATAAAGCCGCAATGTTCTGGTCAAACATATCTACTTTTGTAAACAGCTATGGCTCTGACAAGATCGGTCAGGGCGTGCAGTTTTTGTCTAATGAAACAGACATGAGTCAACGCAACTCGTCAATCGCACAGAACTTAAAGCTAGATACTGTTGAACCAACTAAGGTTCGCCGTTCTGTGCAAGCAAGACTGTTTGATAACGCTGATAATTTCTTTGGTGAAAATGTGCCGCGTGATGCCGTACAGCGCATGACCAATATTGCGATGACTGCTTATGCTACATTCGATGAAAATACAGCAGAAAATGTAATCAAAAACTCATACGCTGCCATCTACTCAGATACCGAAGTTGTCAGGATACCTAACGCTATGGGTGGCTATAAAGTAGACAAGCATGAGTTTGCGCCCGAAGCATTCTACAATGATGAACAGATGGACAAGGTTAAGTTTCATGTTGAAGGCATGATGTCTGGTGCAATGCCTGCTGGTTATAATGCCAAGCTGGGCGACAATGTATTTCTCTACCCTACCCGCACATCAACCAATACCGAAGTAACATGGCAATTGATTGATAGAGAGGGTCAGCCTGTAATCAGGAACAATCGACCACTTACCATTACATCAACTCAGCTAAACAATCAGAATAATTTTACATCAGACTTTGATGCTGCTGTGGCTGAGAAAGTGCGCAAAGCACAAGAGGCTAGAATGAAGATGCTTGAGTCTGGTGCAACTGAAGATGCGATGGTGCCATGAGGGAAGTACCCTTTAATCAAAGTGCCTATTCTCTACCTGCTGGTACTGGCCCTGTCCAAGTTGGCAACATGGACGAGATCGGGTTTTGGGATGGGTTCTTTTCCACATGGGATTATCAGTATGGAGGCATGATTGACTCTGTGCGCGAGGGTATTCGTTTCAATGGGCGTGGGTATGACGAGCAGCTAGACATCTTCACACCTGAGAATATCAGTGGTTATGGGGATTATCTGACTGAATTAGCTATGGCTAAAGATCAGGAGCATCTTGATTTTATCAAAGCCAATATAGATGACAGGCTTCTGACAAAACAAAAGCTAGAGCGTGCAGGTCTAACAAACCTTGGTGTGTGGGCTGGCTCTATTGTTGATCCTCTTAATGTTGCATTTGCTTTGCCTGTGTTTGGTCAGCTTGGTTTAATTGCCAAAGGTGGCATGACTGTACGGCAAGCTGCTGCTGCTAGTGCTAAAGGTGGTTTTGCTTTGGGTGTTGCTTCAGAAGGGATACGCGCTCCTTTTGATCGCACTAATACAATGGATGAGACTGTTACCAATATTGTCGCTACTACTATACTTAGTACAATCTTTGGTGCAGCCCCTTCTGCTGCTAGGGGATTGTATAAGTCAATTAAGACTGGTGCAGCGAAGCGCGAAGAACTGTGGCAGAACAAAGGCGCAATCGGTGATGAGATTGATGGAATCTCAATCAACAAGGTAAACAATCAGCGTCCAGAGTTCGCTCAATCAGAACCTAGAATGCCTGTTGAGCCAGCAGTTTTGCCAATGCCCGTTCCCAAGAACAGGAAGATTCAGCCGTTACCAGAACGGGGTAACTTTGAAGGACTAATTTCTGCGCATAAGGCTGATATAAAACGCCTTAAAAAATTACAGGGTCCAAACTTTGCAGCAGTTCGTGATGAAGCAGCGCGACTGAACATGACGGTTGATGAGTATAAAGCTCTAAACTTGCAGGACATCAAATCTTTGCAGCTTGCTATCAAAGAAACCACAGCAGCTAAAAACAAATATGCGTCTCAAAAGAAAAAGATAGATCAAGCCAACAGCTCTGCACGCATTTTTAACGCGCAGCAAAATGCAAAGAACAGAAAAGACATCAAAGCAACCAAAGAAAAAAATCGCATCAATCAAAAAAATCATGCGGTATCTCTAAGTGCTTATGAAAAAAATCTTGCGAAATACAAAGATGATTTAGATGCGCACAACAAAGCTGTTGATGAGTTCCGTGTAGAAGGCGGTACAAAGTTTGACAGAAAGTCTAACAAGATCGTCTTTGATGAAGCTGCAATCAATGAGTCATACAACCTACACTCATGGACGAAGCCAGAAGTTGAGGGTGCCACTCCTTTCCGTGAAACAGACTTCAATTCTCCTTCTCAATGGGGTGAATATCTTGCTAACAGAGAGGCAATTCGCGCCAAGACAAAGCGCAAAGCAGGCGAGAGCCAAGCAGCTTATGTAGACCGCACTAACAAAGAGGCCTATAAGCGCGTTTTAAAGGGGTATGGGCTGGCTCAAACACCGTTTACGTCCTCCAAAGCCTTTGAGATTCTAACTACACCTGGCAAGCGAATTATGAAGGATGGAACAGACGCTATGCGTGTGTTCTATCATAAGCTGGCTGGTGTCGATCACATGGATATTGAGGGGTTGTCAGGTGGCAGAACGCAATGGCAGTCGGTCTACCGTACAGCGCGTACACATCAGGCTAGATCGATTATACTAAACAAAGAACTGCAACATTTCTGGGCAAACGACACATTAGGAAGAGATAACAGAGCCAACATCTTTGGCTATAACACAGATGATATTGTTGCTAGATCAAAGGGCGTTATAACTTTTGATGACTGGTATCAAACTGTTGTCGAGGCCATGCTGCAACGCTCGGCTGGCAAGACTGATGCATTCAGTGCGCCATTTGAAGATGCGATGACATCTGTCAAAAAATTCTTTGATGATTACAAAGTTGATATGCAGGAACTTGGCATGATCAATGACGGTCAGTATTTCAAAGACCGTGCAAAATCGTTGCAGAAATTCATTGATAACATTGAAGCTCAAGAAAAAGTCAAAGGGCTGACCAACAAGCAAATAACAGCAGTTAAAAAAGCCAAAGATGATTTGCAGTTAGTCAATGATCTGTTGGAAACCAAATATTCAGACAGATACATCTGGCCTATCTATTACGACAAGGCTGCACTTAACAGATCAGAAGAGTTGCGCAACGAACTGGTCGATGTGTTTGAAGAACATATCCGCGCCAATCCAATCACTAAGGTTTGGAATGACAAGCAGGGTAAATTTGTCGATCTAAACCCAGAAACCAGACAGAACCCGCGTGCGGTAGCTGAAAAAACTGTTGATGCTATCATGGAAGAAGGCGACCCGATTACTCACCTTGAGTTGTCGATGGGCATTCCAAAGGGTAAGCACCTGCGTCACAGGGCAATTGATATACCTGAGCATAAAATAGCTAAGTTTATACTCAAGAGTCCTGCTGTTGTTCACTCCTATGCACAGCGTATTGGAGCCAGAATTGAGTATGTGCGTAACTTCGGCAATCGCAACATTGAAGATATACTAGATGAGTTTGAAGTTGAGATGCGTGCAGAAGGCAAGTCTGAGAAAAAGATAGCTGCTTTGCGTGCTGACATGGCATTTGAATATGAACGCACAATGGGTGATTTTATTCAGCATCGGGATCGTTGGGATAATCAGTTTGGCAGGGCCACTAAAGAAATAGCTGGCATGGCTTATCTTGATACAGCAGCAATTGCATCGATTACTGACGCAGCCAACATTGCATTCCAGCATGGTTTTAAATTAATAGCCTCTCCAATTACCTTGCGCAAAGACTTGCGCATTATGGGCAAAGCATTGCGGGAGGTAAAACGCTCTGGTGGTGCGCCAGAACTTGCGATGAATAATGTGCAGCAGCGTTTTATTGCAGATAATATTGAGGGCATCTCACCTAATCTGACAGAACGAATCCTGTCACCGATTACGCGTGCTTATTACAACATACCTGTTTTGGGTAATGGATTGGGTACGCTGACCTACTTTATGAAACAGATAGATGGTGTCTATCGTTCTGACAAATACATGCAGGCATTAACTAAGTGGGCTGATGGCAAAGCAACTGTAGTTGAAGTAAAAGAAATGCTGCGATACGGCTTTACTGAGCAAGATGCAAAGATCATAGCTGGCTACCCGTTTGAGCGTGGTGACAAATACATTCATGCAAATGTAGATCTCTGGCCCAAATCAACTAAGCAGCAGAGAGATCTGGTTAGAAAGTTTGATACAGCAATGAATGCTGGTATCGGCAACACGATCCTGCACGCAACTTCATTTGATAAGCCCCGTATTATGGATGGTGTTGCTTACGTCAGGATTCGTCCTTGGATGCGTAATATAAATCATCTAAATGGTGAGCCGATGTTCGTTCCTGACAGGCGTGCTTCTACTGCATCTGTAGAGTTTTTGCGTCTTGAGACACAGTTCTTTACTTATCCATTCCAGTTCATGAATTTTATGTTAGGCGCAACCAATCGGATTACCGCTGGCTTGTTTGATCCTATGAAGCAGCACAGGCTGATCGGTTCTGCTGCTCTGCTTGGGTTGGGCTACACAGTTTTGCAGTTACGTCACGACGATTACTGGTTTGAAAATCGCAGCACTGCTGAGATCATGCAGCGCACTATAGATCAGTCTGGTTTGTTTGGTATTTATACTGATCTTGCATATACAGCTACACACATGGCTGTTGGTGGTGGGTTAGTAGATGCAGAAAACTCTATCATTGCACCGAAATATCAACCTGATGGTTTTGATGCGGTAACTGAACCATTTGGTGCGGCACCCGGAATGATAGCATCTTGGCTGCGTGCAGGTTTCTCAGCTTTCAATGGTGATACTGACGAGGCATCAAGAGAGTTTTGGCGCAATATGCCAATGTCTCCACTTGTTCCAGTGGCAGGTGATTTTATCAACGATGCACTTGATTAATGTGCGTAGAGGGTTGCATTAATGCATGATACGAGGGTGACATGACTATTAGTTTAAGTGATAACAATCCAAGAATATCTTACACTGTGAATGCGGGGGCTACACAGACCAGCTTCACTGTGCCATTTGAGTTTTTTGATCTAGCAGATTTAAATGTCTATGTAGATGGCACACAGAAAACAGCAACTACACATTACACGGTGGCTTCTGGTGGTAGCGGTTCTACAGGAACGATAAGTCTTTCTGTTACTGGTGCATCAGGCAATAGTACCGTTGTTATAACACGCGACATTGATCTTGCTAGAACAACAGATTTTCCGACATCTGGTTCATTTAACATAGCAGCCCTTAACACTGAATTAGATAAAGTTACGGCTCAGTTTGCGGATCAAAAAGATGATGTTGATCGCTCACTTAGATTGCAAGACAGTGATGCTGCTGCGTCTATGGAACTGCCTCTTAAAGACGCTCGAAAGGGCACAGTCTTAGGTT